ACCAATAAAACCATTAACGGCTCAAACAATACGTTACAGAGCATTGCTAATTCATCGCTTACAAATTCTAGCGTCACATATAACGGGGTAACGGTTGCGCTTGGTGCATCAGGAACCATTACAGCGTTTACGACGGCTGCTGCGACTTTTAACAACAGCGGCTTGGGCGCCGCTTCAGGAACGACGTTTGATGGCTCAACGGCTCAAACGATCAGCTATAACACCGTAGGAGCATCGCCTTTAGCGGGAAGCGCAAGTTTCACAACAGCGGGAACAATCACGCAAGGGACGTGGAATGCAACGGCTATTGCGAACAATTATCTTGCCAATTCATCAATCACAATCAATGGGTCGTCGGTCAGTCTTGGTGGCTCGGTTACGGTCACGGCTACGGCAAGCAACGCTTTAACCATCGGTACAGGATTAAGTGGTTCGAGTTACAACGGCTCGACCCCGGTCACGATTGCGATATCGAATTCGGGCGTATCCGCAGCGACTTATGGCTCAGCCTCAAGTGTTCCTGCTATTGTGGTTAATGCTCAGGGGCAGATTACAAGCGCTACGAATACGGCGATTGCGATTGCAGCTTCCCAAGTCACATCGGGAACCTTGGCCGTAACACAGGGCGGTACCAATTTGGCATCCTATACAGCCGGTGACTTGTTATACGCATCGGCCACAACGACGCTTTCAAAGTTAGCGTTGGGCGCGCAGAATTATGTGCTAACCGCAGGATCGTCAGCGCCGCAATACACTGCGCAATCATCGTTAGCTGTGGGCACGGCAACCAATATTGCTGGTGGTGCAGCGGGGTCAGTGCCGTACCAAACCGGCGCAGGAGCGACGAGCCTTTTAGCGCTCGGTACAAAGGGTTATATGCTGAGAGCCGGAACATCCGCGCCGGAATGGGCGATTGTTGAAGGCGGTACTTTTTAAGGATCAATCATGGCACAAACTGGTTACACGCCTATATCGCTTTATTACTCCACGACAGCGGCAGCGACGCCAAGCGCGGTAAATCTTGCAAACGGCGAACTTGCTATCAATATTACAGACGGGAAGCTTTACTACAAGGACAACGGCGCAACAGTACAACTTATCGCTTCAAAGGCCGGAGCCTCGGGCGACATAGTTGGCCCAGCATCCGCAACTGACAACGCAGTCGTACGATTTGACGGTACTACGGGTAAGTTAGTTCAGAACTCCGTCGTCACGATTGCTGACTCGACGGGTGATGTAACGGGTGTTGGTGCATTGACTGCATCCACAAAAGTAGTCAGCCCGCTTTTTGATGCAGCGAGCAGTGCGGGTGGTCAGTTAAGAAACTCCGGTGGGACAAGCCAATTGGCGTGGGGCGCGGGTGGTGGGAATAATCTGTCTCTTGAAGTTGCCACCAACATAAATCCCGCAAATGCGAATGTGTCAATTGCGCCAACGGGAACGGGAACAGTAACCATCAACCCTGCGACCGCAGGAACGCTAAATAATATTGCAATCGGCGGCACTACAGCTTCTACGGGTGCGTTTACGACGCTGAGTGCGTCTTCGACTGCGACTTTTTCAGGGCTTACTGCTTCTCAAGCCGTATTCACGACTGCGGGTAAAACACTAACGAGTAATGCGATCACGGGTACGGGCGATGTGGTGATGTCTACATCTCCTACCTTAGTAACCCCTGTTCTTGGCACTCCGACCTCGGGGACTTTGACGAACTGTACGGGACTTCCCATCTCTACGGGTGTGTCTGGTTTAGGAACGGGCGTAGCGACTGCGCTTGGTAACACTGCTAACGCTGCAAGTGGTGTAGCTGCATTGAATGCAAGCGGTTTGTTGGCAATTGCTCAGGGCGGGACAAATTCTTCTGCTACACCCACCGCAGGTGGTATTGGATACGGAACCGGCACCGCTCATGCTTATACGGCAGCAGGAACGGCAGGGTACCTTCTACAGTCAAATGGTTCGTCGGCCCCCACCTGGGTTCCCGCCCCAGCAGGTGGCGTAACGACCATTTCGTTTGGGTCTACCGGCCTTACACCGTCAACTGCAACCGGTGGTGCTGTGTCGGTAGCAGGTACGCTTGCTGTCGCTAATGGAGGCACAGGTGCAACCACACTCACTGCAAACAACGTCATTTTAGGTAATGGTACTTCAGCCGTTAATTTTGTAGCACCGGGATCTAATGGGAATGTACTTACTTCAAACGGCACGACTTGGACTTCTGCGCCAGGTTCTAGCGGCACAGTTACATCTGTGGCGCTGTCTGGCGGTACTACTGGCCTGACAGTATCCGGAAGCCCGATTACCACATCGGGAACTATCACTCTGGCTGGGACATTAGCTGTTGCTAATGGAGGTACAGGAATTACTTCTTTAGGTTCTGGTGTAGCCACATGGCTGGGCACGCCTTCTTCAGCCAATCTTGCCGCCGCAGTAACGGATGAGACAGGCAGCGGAGCGTTAGTTTTTGCTACATCTCCTTCGTTGACTACTCCCGTTCTTGGAACGCCAACATCTGGGAATCTTTCAAACTGTACGGCTGACGGAACGAGTTCAGTAGGATTCAGAAATATTCCGCAAAATTCTCAATCTGCTGCATATACGCTTGTCCTTGCGGATTCTGGTAAACACATTCTTCACCCATCAGCAGATACCACTGCTCGGACATTTACGATTCCTGCAAATAGTTCCGTTGCTTTTCCGATTGGAACTGCGATTACGTTTGTAAATCAAAACGGCGCTGGTGTGGTGACCATTGACATTACCACAGATACGATGCGGCTGAGTCCAGCAGGAACTACGGGGTCACGAACACTTGCGGCAAACGGCGTGGCAACTTGCATCAAGCTCACTTCAACGGAGTGGATTATTTCTGGGACGGGGTTAACATGACTGGAATTATGCAGGCAGTTATTACATCTTTCATTAGCACCGGACCGACAACAATAGGTCAAGCTTTTGGCGGTGGATTTTGGGCCGGTCAAATCTCCACTGCTGGCAATGGAATAGCAGACTACAACTTAGTAATAGCTCCGGTTGCTTCTGGTCAAAACTATAACCTGCAGTGGAAGACCTCAAACACATCAACTCCTGGAACGTCTTCTGTAATTGATGGACCTACAAACAGCGCCAACATGAACAATGCCACACACCCAGCGGCTCAATTCTGTGAAGGGCTAACAATTGGTGGGTTTTCAGATTGGTATATGCCTGCTAAAAATGAGTTGGAAGTATGTTATTACAACCTTAAACCTGCATCGACAACAAACAATACATCTTCAGGCACAAATACTAATGCAGTTCCTAGCCGTGGCTCTAACTACACCTCTGGCACACCAGCGCAAACGTCTGCTACGGATTTTAAGTATCCGGGTGGCACCGAAAGGTTTATAACGTACTGGCACTGGTCTAGTACTGAGGCCTCTGCTACCTACGCTTGGAATCAGTACTTCCTGAGCGGAAACCAGGTCTACGACCCTAAGACGAGCTACGGCCTCTGGGTCAGAGCCGTTAGGAGAGTCGCTGTTTAATTTTTTAAACAGTAGGATAAATTATGTACATCTGCGTAACTGAAGTTGATGTCATCACAAAAATTCCTTGCACTCAAGAGCCGCAACGCACCGGCCCGTCAATGCCCGTAGTCAAAGGTTTAAAACTTGATTGGACTAATAAATCTACATGGCCTGTGGAGCTTGCGTCAGATGGCACTTATCTTCAAGCGCCTTTGTACTATGGTACTTGTGATGACGATGCTGATACGTTTATTGCTGGCGTTCTGGAGGTGCTAACGGAAGAAGATTATTACTCCCGCAAGCAAGCCGAGTATGAGGCTCGTCGCCCATATCCATCATGGTTGTGGGATGAAGACAGTGGAGAGTGGGTTCCTCCAATTCCCCGCCCGGAGGATGCAGTCATGAACGGTGGCAACGTGCGCTACAAGTGGGATGAGCAAACTGTTTCTTGGGTTCCGATGTGAAAGAGTTTTTCTTCATCTCTGGCCTACCGCGCTCTGGCTCAACGCTGCTTTCAGGCATTTTGCGTCAAAACCCAGAGTTTTATGCAGACATCTCTTCCCCCATGCAAGGTTTAGTAACCTCAACAATTAACGTCATAACGGGCAGTGAGAACAATCATCTCATTGATGAAGCTCGTCGCAAACAGATCCTGCGCGATACGTTTGAGGCGTATTACAAGGCTGTCAACAATTCGGTTGTATTTGATACAAGTCGTGGTTGGACTGCTAAAACAGCCCTACTCAAAGATCTTTATCCGCAAACAAAAATTATCTGTTGCGTTAGAGATTTGCCGTGGATTTTGGACTCTTTTGAGCGGATTACCGCAAAAAACAGTCTGTACGGCGCAACACTTACTGACGATGAAGCGCGGCAGACTGTCACTACGAGATGCGATGCGCTGATGGATGTTAAAAAAGAAGGTCAAGTTGTCA